CAGGAAAGTTTTAATACTGTTGCTTCTGTGGAAGTTGGCGTTTCTGGTGATAATAAAACCAATAAGATGGTACGTAAGACTGTTGAGGTTGGTGTATCGGGTGATGCTAAGACTAATAAAATGACTCGTATGCGTGTTGAGGTTGGTGTTTCTGGTGATGCTAAAACAAATAAAAATGCAATAAGGCGTGTTGAAATGGCTGATACTGAATTGGAAGAAATGGTAGAAACTCAGGGTTGCACTGATGAGGTTGCACATACTTTGGTTACTGATGTTTTGCAGAAGAATACTTATCGTTTGTCTTACAAACGAGATGGAAAAAGATGTATTCTTGGTAATTGTACGTTTGTAAAGGGATGGACTATGGTTATGCCATACCACTTTTTACGTGCTATATATGCAAGACGTTTGGCGCCTTGTGATATAATTTATTTTTCACAGTCGGGATATTTGGATATTATTCAAATTCCTGTGTCACACTTATTGGATTGTACTAGTACAATTTTTAAATTATCAAATAATTGTGTACAATTAACTTATACAAATGGTGATTTACGTGATTGCGTTTTGGTTAATTTGCATGGTCAGATGTGTCATCCTCATAGGGATTTATTGCGACACTTTGTAAAGAAATCGGATCAGGGTAAATTGCAGGGTAAATATAATGGTACAATGGCGACTTTTCATGAAAATGGAGATGAAACATTTAGAACGTACCAGTGGTTACAGCAAATACGTGCAATGGATCGTGATATTACCATTTATTATCCAGATGATGGTTTTGAATATGGAAGTACATCGTATATACAGCGGGATTGTTATGAATATAATGCACCTACGCAGGTTGGTGATTGTGGTTCGATAATTGGTTTATATAATCAGCGTTTGGAACGAAAATTGATTGGAATGCATATTGCTGGTAGTAAACAGGAACATGGTTTTGCTTGTCCATTAACGCAAGAATTGATAGAAGATGCTTGTAAAATTTTGGTTGGTACAGATATTAAAAATATTTGTACACAGGTTTATTATGAAACTCCTAAGAATGTTGTTGCTACTTTGGAACCAGTTGTACCAAGTGGCTTGTTTTGTCCTTTGGGAAAATCAAATGTGCGTGTTGGTCAGGCAGTTAAAACATCAATTTTACCTTCTTGTATATATGGTAAATTATCTGAACCTTATACTAGGCCGGCTTTGTTGCGACCTAGGCGAATTAATGGTGTTGATCATAATCCTTTATTGGTTGGATTAAAGAAATGTGGCGTAGAGACGGCTGTTTTAATGGAGGAAGAAGTTAATTCGGCAGCACAAGATGTGGCTCAGGTTGTATTATCGCAATATAATACGATTTTGGATGCAGCAAAATATAGGCGCATATTGTCATATGAGGAAGCTATTTGTGGTACTTATGATGATGAATTTATGTGTGCTATAAATCGTACTACTTCACCAGGTTACCCTTATTCTTTAGAAAATAAAGGTAGTCCTGGTAAGACTCGATGGATGGGTAGTGGAACACATTATGATTTTACTAGTGTAGAGGCTAAACAACTGCGTTATGATGTTGAGTTACTTTTGGAAAATTGTCGGATTGGTAAAATCACTGATGTTGTATTTGTTGATACATTAAAGGATGAACGAAGAGAGAATGCAAAGGTGGATGTTGGTAAAACACGTGTATTTTCTGCGGGACCTCAACATTTTGTTGTGGCTTTTAGAAAATATTTTCTTCCTTTTTCTGCATGGTTGATGCATAATAGAATTGATAATGAAGTTGCTGTTGGAACAAATCCATATTCTCTGGATTGGGAACGTATTGCAAAGAAATTAAAATCACGTGGTAATCATGTTGTTGCTGGTGATTTTGGTAATTTTGATGGTTCTTTGGTTTCACAAATTTTGTGGTCAATATTTTGGGAGATTTTTGTGAAATGGTTGGAGCGTTTTAATGATTTTGAAACACAGGAAGGTAAAGATGTACTTAGTACGTGTTTGGGTTTGTGGACTCATTTGGTGCATTCGGTTCATATTTTTGATAATAATGTATATATGTGGACACACTCACAACCTTCTGGTAATCCTTTTACTGTGATTATAAATTGTTTATATAATTCGATAATAATGAGAGTTGCTTGGATTAGAATAATGCAAGAGAAGAAACCAGAAATGATGTCAATGAAACATTTTAGGAAAAATGTTGCTTTGGTCACTTATGGTGATGATAATTGTCTGAATATTTCGGATAGTATAATAGGTATATTCAATCAAAAAGAAATTAGTCGTATAATGGTGACGATGAAACATGAATATACTGATGAGGGTAAAACTGGCAAAATTGTGGAATCTCGTCGATTGGAAGAAATTTTCTTCTTGAAGCGTGGTTTTAGATTTAGTGAGGAATTACAAAGAACGGTGGCACCATTAAAAATAGAAGTAATTTATGAAATGTTGAATTGGACTCGTAATACTATTGATCCTAATGTAATTTTAATGAATAACATTGAAACGGC